CTGAAACAAGTCCGTTAAAAATGTACGAACCTGTGTCCACGTAAGTTTCTTGGTCGTCGATGTCTGATGCGAGTTGGGTATATTCACCACCGATCTCCTTTACAATATCTTTTAAAAAGTCCATGTCAAATACCTAATAGTTTACGTTGTCTGTCAAAATATCCTCGGAGAATCCAAGAACTACTATTCTTCTTATCGGTTCCCCCAATACCAAATTCAAACTGAACTCTAGGATTATCTCCATACTTATCCAGTTCTGGAGTATTTGTAGATCCGCGATCTCCGCCATTACAGAATACAACAGTTTCTGCAATCTGCAAACACTTTTCAATAGCACCACATGCAGATCCAACTTCATCGTCGGGAACAGTGATGACTGCATCTACCATATCCAAATGACGAATGATCTCCGCACGTTCAACCCATGATTGAAAATATTGACCTTTCTTATTAGTCAACCATTCATTCGTATTGATACCCACTACTAGATAATCAGAGAAGTCTTTTGCTCTCTGAAAATATTGAATATGGCCACTGTGGATGGGATCAAACCCACCCGTAACTAAACTTACTTTTTCAAAAAACATTATAGTACAAATCCAAACTGTTCACGAGCAATTTTTTTATAAGGTCCACCAGGATTGGCTTCACGAATCTCTTTAATTGTATTCATCTTTTGATAAAGAGCAGCATCACCACCCAGACGCAGTGCGCTCACGATAGTTGCAAGCTCTTTATCGTTGATTGGCAGTTCCATATTTTTTGTGTTGGTAAGGTAATTATACAGTGTTTCACTTGACATTGCAAACGATTATTTAGGGGTCAAGTTGAATATTAAAACTAATCGTAATCCTCGGTTCCTCACATTTATGAAAGGGAACAAAATGTTCTAGGGTTGATGGAAAAACAATTAATTGATTATCTTTTGGTTGATGAGCATATCTAGCTATACTGTAAGAATGTATTGGATCATTTCTATAAAGAAGTTCTTTTACGGGCAAATGATATATCCAGTGTTGAGAAGGATTTGTAAATACAATTTCAGTTGGTTCACAACCTTTTAAAAAATATACACAACTGAATAGAGTTATACTATTTGGATCTCCTACATGAGTATGTGGTTCTTGATTTTGACTATACTCATAATAGTTATACCAAGGATCAGTAATTATATAATTATGTGATTGTAAATTTATATCCCTAGAAAATTCCTCATATGTTCGTTTAAACATATCGGTTGGATATTGGACGAAATCGCCTCTTTTTATAGAAGTGTTTACTGAACAATTCCACTCTGGATGAGTATATCCTTCATTACGTTGAACATCCTTTTCGATTTGATCAATAAGATATTCTACTTCTTGCTCAGGCAAAAAGTTATCTATAACACGAAAAGGATTTGAAAATAAAAACTCGATCATGCAAAGAATGATTCCAAACTTACTTTCTTTTCTACAGACCAACCAATAGCATTAAGAATGATCTTCATTGGTTCTACAAAGGATTTGTTGAACTGTGCATCATAATCGATATACTTTTCAAGATTCAGTTCTTTCGGAAACTCTTGGATGAAAGAGAAAACATTCTCTTGAATAGTATTAGGTGTTTTCAAATAACAGAACTTGATCTTCTCGCCACTCTGGATTGCTGCATACTTCTTATCAAGTCCAGCTTTCTTAGTGTAGTGGTTGTAGAGGATTGCACCACGAACATGGATGGGGCAACCTTTGTTATACATGTCAGTTCGAGATTCCCACTTCTTGATTTCAGATACACTACGGGGGAATGCGATTTCATCTGGTCGAAGTTTCTTAAACTCTTTACGAGCGTTCTCGATGAAATCAATGACATCATCCTCTTCTTTCGTCATGATGATCTCAAGTGCATCTTTAATGTATTGACGACAAGGTGCAGGGGTTGAGGTTTTGATTGCCTCAATACCCATCATCTTCAGTTTGGGTTTCTCATAACGAACACCTTCACTGTCCCACACACGAAGGATATAACGTTTCTTACCAGTCCAAATACCACGTTCCGCGATGTTCTCGCGTTTCATCACCATTTTGTTTTCGTAGGCGTTGAGGTAGTTGGCCAATTCTTCGTAAGAACTCTCAATATACTTTTCAAGTTCCATGTGACTGACCTTATCAAGGAAATTAACAATCTCTTCAGTAGAAGCCTCTCTACCCTTGAATACAGCGTCAACAAAAGGACCCATATTAAGATAAATGGAATCGGTATCAATAGCAATGACATAATCTACTCCATCAGATTTCAAAACTTTGTTCAGGTAACTATTCATCTTCTCTTCGATCCACTGAATCGATACCTGTCCCGATAAAGTGATCGCCTCTGCATTTGCAAGTTTGTAGTATCGGAAATACTCATTACCAATCGCACCATAAGCAGAGTTCAGTGCAATCTTTTTAGCCATCTGAATATTGTCACAACGTGAAATCTCCTTTTCCAATGCTTTGGTAGGAGTCTTCTCATAGGCTTTCTTCGCCTCGATCATCTTCTTCTTGAAGATAACACGTTCACTATACATCTTCTCCATAAGTTCTGGTAGGAACCCACGGACATCCTTGCGATACATTGCACCATTAGCACAAACCGCACTGTCTTTATACATCTCAAAGGTAAGTTCTTTCTTCAGAACTTTATCGACAGTCACACTGGGGTGACGTTGTTCAATCAAAGTCTCTGGTGAGATGTTGTACTGCATAATCAGGTGAGGGTACAGTGAGTTAAGGTCAAAGTTGACTACCCACTCGTATGCACCTGGGATGGGTTCTTTTACAAACGCACCCGCATACTTCTCACTCTTACTATTGCGTTCCTTCTGAGGAATGACAATATTCTTCTTAAGAAGATAGTTGTAGATGATAGCGTCCCAGGTTCGTACCTGGTATGCAATATCATTGAAGTTCACCTTAGCGTCAAACGCACGGGTGAAACACAAGTCAATCAGACGCAGTTTATCCTCAAGACGGTCAACCAGTTCCACGTCAACGATGTTGTATTCAACGAACTTCTGCCAATCGTTTGTATAGAACTCTCGGAAGGTATCATATTCAGAGTGATCCAGTTTGTTCTGACCCAACTCCATGAAGGCGATATGATCCAATCGATAACTCTCTTGGTTTGGGGTTGCAGGAGACTTCTTATACAGGTCCAGGTAGTCCAGAATAGACACACCCGCAATCTCTGTACTGAGTTGTTTCCGACCCATGATCGTGACCTCTTTGACACGCACCACATTCCACGGAGAGAGACGTTTGGCGTACTTCTCTCCCATAAGACGGGTAATCCTACCAACCAGGTAGGGCATGTCATACAGTTCGTTGTTCCACCCCGTGACGACCTCTGGGGTGTTATTCTGCCACCAGTCCATGAACTTGGTGATGAGTTCATACTCACCATCACAGTACACAAATCTGACATTCTTCTGATCAACCTTTGCAGGACGAGATCCAAAGGTAGTAATCTGTTTAGTATTATAATCCTGAACTGTAATCAGTAGAAGTTCTTCAGCACAGTTGAATACATCGGGGAATCCACTCTCCGCTGCAACCTCAATATCAATTGTAATAACTTTGATCTTTGAGATATCAAATTTGATTTCGTCCTCAGGATAATTCTGAGCAATATATTGATACACGAATCGGTCATTCCCATAGACCTTAAATCCATTCACATCATTATACTTGTCCAAGAATTCACGACACTCTCGGATAGTACCAGGGCGAATGGGTTCTACATCTTGACCATCAAGGGTTTTATATTTACTCTCTCGTTTCGACGGAACGAAGAACCTAGGTTGGAAGGGTTCGCGTTTCGTGAAGTGTTTGCCGTTTTCATATCCACGGACAAGGATATCATTACCAAGGAGAACAACGCTCGTGTAGAACTTCATTTAGTGAGGGTCAAATAATCATTAAGTAGGTCATCTTTGGGGTCAACCAAAGTCAAGATCTTATCCGATGAAATCATAATGTCATCGGTCTGGTCAGTCAAGTTTTCTAACCAAGGCCGAAGACCATCCACAACATGTGGACGAATCAAACGACAATCTGGTTCACCGAGTTCGGAAATAACTTGACCAATTTTTGAAATAAGGGTTGTTCCGTCAACCAGAACAATTACCTGAATTAAATCATCCATTTAATACCTCAAAGTTATCTACAAGTGTTTCGCCTTCTTCGGGTTCATCACCCATCCTTTCCTGATAGGAATTAAGAACGTCTTCTTTGGGAGTTGTAAATGATACAATCCAATCTGGATTTACTTTAATTTCCTCATCATCCGTCAGAGGCATCCAGGACCAAAATCTTATTGCATACTCTTTTTCAACCTCACCTTCCTCTGCATCAAAATCAACAGATGGAGTTACCAATTCCACACAGAAAGGATCTTTAAAAGCAATAGAAACTACCCTATCATTTTGATCTACTTTTGCTTGAACATCAGCAATGACTGTTTCTCCCGACTTCAGAAGAGCTAATTTAATCGACATAACTACAGTTTACCTCCCACTAGGATACCACAAAAAAAGGAAGGCGTCAAACCTTCCTTGATAATTTATACAGTTGGTGGAGTGAATGTTCTGACCAGTTGCGGTCGGACTAACGCAACCTTATCCCTGTTAACCAAGGCATCAATAGAGGTTTTGTAAGTATCCGTCATAATCCTGGGGAACAATCCAATTCCAATGATGGGAACCAAAAGACAACTAATGATGTAGATCTCTCTAGGTTCTGCATCGACAAGGTTTGTATGATTGACAAGTTCCAAGTTCTCTTTACCAAAGAAGATCTCTCGCAACATGGACAGAAGATAAATCGGAGTCAAGATCACACCGATTGCAGCAAGAACACAAATGAATGCACGGAAAGGAACAGAATACATCGTATCAGTTGCAAATCCAGCAAAGACCATCAGTTCACTTGCGAATCCACTCATGCCTGGCAATGCCAAGGATGCCATGGAACACACAACCCACATTGCAAACATAATCTTCATACTCTTACCAACTCCACCCATTTCAGCGAGTTCGAGAGTATGAGTTCGATCATACGTTGCACCAACCAGGAAGAACAAAGATGCACCGATCAAACCATGACTGACCATCTGGAGCATCGCACCACTCGTTCCGAGAGCACTGTAACTACCGATGCCAATGAGAACAAATCCCATGTGACTGATCGAACTATATGCGATCTTCCGTTTGAGATTCCTTTGTGCAAATGATGTCAATGCAGCATAGATGATGTTGACAACACCAAGAACGATAAGGACTGGAGCAAATACTGAATGTGCATCAGGCAATAGTTGACAGTTGAATCGCAGAAGTGCATATCCACCCATCTTGAGAAGAATACCTGCAAGCAACATGTGGACTGGTGCAGTTGCTTCACCGTGTGCATCAGGTAACCAAGTATGCAAAGGCACAATTGGAAGTTTGACACCAAATGCAATCAAGAATCCCGCATAACACCAGAGTTGGAAGTTCTTTGGGAAACCCTGATTCATCAGGTAAGTATATTCAAAGTTCGGAGCACCATTAGATGCCCAGAATCCCATTGCAAGTCCTGCAATAAGGATGAATAGAGAACTACCTGCGGTGTAAATGATGAACTTAGTCGCGGCATATTGGCGTTTCTTACCACCCCAGATCGCTAACATCAGATACACGGGGACAAGTTCCAACTCCCATGATAGGAAGAATAGAATAAGATCCTGAACTGCAAAGACTGCAATCTGACCACCATCCATCAATAGGAGAAGGAAATAAAACAGTTTGGGTTTGAATCTAAGAGGCCACGCAGCAAGTGCTGCAAGACTCGTAATAAAACTCGTCAGAAGGATCAGAGGCATCGATAGACCGTCAGCACCAACAGACCAGGTTAGACCCAGTTGAGGTAACCAACTAATCCTCTCAGACATCTGTAGACCGCTTACTGAGGGATCATATCCATTCAGATACCCTGCAACGGTAATTAGAAACGTGATTAACGTGATTGATAGTCCATACCACCGAACAACTTTCCCGTCTCCCTTATCAGGTAAAAGCGGGATACCAAGTGCGGCAGCAATTGGAAACAATATTGATAAACTCAACCAAGGCATAATATGGTTTACAAAGTTTCATTGTATATTATAACGCAAAAAAAGAGGGGTTGCAACTGGATTTTGCCAGTTGCTCCCCTGCGGCGACGATATTCGCTAGTATTTATTCAGGATGTATCATGGTAACATTGGCGAGAAAGTTGCCCAACCAAAAAGAGATAGTACCGATCCCAAGACTAGAGTTGAAACGGTTAAGTTCATTTCGTGCGATCTCCATAGTACACAATTATATAGATTATACTGTATCAACATGATACAGTTCTGTATAAATCGGCACAAAAATCTGTCAGAAAATCATAACCAATCTTTTCTCTTGTAGTGGTCTGGCACAACCTTGCCTAGTTTGATACTCAGTAACCCATCTTCAAAGCTGACTGATGCAATCTCCTGATCGTCTGAGATTGTCCATGCTCTCTTAAATGATCTTTGAGCAACTCCACGGTGGATGTACTGATGGTCATTCTTCTTGTCGTCTTTTGTCCCCTCGACAAAAAGTTTACCATATTCTGTGTAAACATTGACTTCATCTTGTTTAAATCCTGCGAGCGCTAATTCTAACACTGTCTCGACATTATTTAACTGTATCACATTATACGGCGGATAATTTTGCGTACTTTCGTGAACTTTAAAGAGTCGGTCAAAGTATTCATCCATTCCGATGCTGTTCTTATTCAATCGTTCTAAGAGCGCAGGAAGGTCTGACGCATTGAAGCGCATTAGGTCTGTCATGTGGTTCTCCTTGATTAAGCGAGTAACGTTGTGTGGACCCCGAAGGCATCCAGTACTATTTAATCAAAAAACGAAAAAAAGAGGTAGGGTGACAACCGTACCTCTTTATATGGGTTTCCGACTTTTGAAGCGACCGCACGAAAGATCGCAATATTATTTATGCTCGTTATAGTGGAAGTTGTAATCAGTCATTCCCATGAAAAGTTTATTTCTCATATACTTGATAAACTCTTGTTCGTCTGCAGGTCTCCTAGGAGAACCTGGCCAGATTTCAAGATAATGGTTTAAGGAATCATGAAGGCTACGAACTGCATTGATATCAAGATCTAATGACATCATCCACCCATCTTCTTCGGGTTCTGGAAAATACAGTTCGTCTTCGTCGTTCATGATGCTGGTTTCTTTTTCTTACCAATATTATATTTGGATTCTAGAATCCAATCATTTTTATCTTTATATGATAACACCTTAATCTGATTTAATGGTGCAACATCTAATACAGAATCTGGACTTAAAATAGTGATCAGTCCCCAATCAGATAGAAGATTAATGATGCGATTCCTACGCTGCACATCATTAACAGTAAGATTAGCATGTTTACCATCCAATGCAAAGAGTTCTTTGAAGTGAACAATGTAATACTTACCCTGTTTATGCAGGATATGGCATGATTGGTAAATCTTTTTTTCTTTACGGGAGGCGACTCCGATACGAGTCAAGGTCTCTCTTACTTTTAGAAAATCGTCTGGTTCGTTTAGAACCACTTCGATCATTTGATCTTGCGACCAGGAAACCTCAGGTTCAACAAAGGCACTCATCTTTTACCTCCAACATCAAGCTTTTCTTTTATAAATGAGATTTGTTCTTTGGTAAGAATCTTCAGAGCTTGTTGAGCCTTTTCATTACTATAACCATAGTATGATTTTACTGCATCAAGGTCATTAATCTTATCCTTTTTTAGCCACGGAGAAAATCTTTTCCGTTTCCTAACGGTATTTATAAGAAAGTCATATTGGAGACGAGATGGTAGTTGGTGATTGACATTCATCTCATTTGCAAACATAACCGTATCAATAAAACCAGACAGACACTTATTGATAATAAAGGGAGGATATTTCTTTTCCCAGGTGGGATCCTCTTCACTCATAAGATATTCTTTTGTGAAATTGATCGAATTCAAATAGTCTTTCAGTTCGTAGCTCATGATTCAAATACTGCGTTTACACCAACAATAGTTACACCTGGGTTTCTAGCCAAAGCGACTTTTCTTGCCTCTTGATAATCTCGGACAAAATAAGATTCTTTAAATATTGTTCCACCACGATACATCGTTACTTCACATTTCATATTTCTCCCCCCTTTCTTCTGGTGTAGTCCAGAAATAGTCATCACAATCACCAAGTCTTCCCCACTCAACACCATTCTCTACCTGATAGAACTGGGTAGACACTTTGAAGTCTGGCACCTTGGGTTCTTGGGGAGTCATAGAGATATCATAAATGCGACACCTGTTATTTGGATACAATGCATACTGACCATTTTTAAGTTCAATCAGATTGAACGACTTATGTTCATCAGGAAGTTCGCTTGTGGATGCATCAATATTGTCAATATTTTCATGATAATTATCTAAAGTACAAATATATGTACCTTTGATATTTCCAAAATGTCTTGTTCTGACTTCCCACTCCATCGATGCAACAATACTTTTTTCAATAGCGGTTACACCATAATCCATACAGTTCCAAAACTGTAGATTAGGTAGATCTAAATCTGGATCTGGTGTTTCTGGACGAGAAACAAAAGCACTGATGGGGAGTTTATCGTACATAGCTCCATACTCGGGGAGGTATGTCTCAAAGTAAAAAGCACGACCAGGAATACTCTTAGCAGATACCCAAAGACCTTCAACAAACTCACCATGACCACTTTGGTGATCTGTCAGATACTCTTTACGAACCCAAACTTTCTCTGAGGGTAGATTGCATATTAGAGTCATAAATTTCTTAATTATCTAATAATATCTATCTCATCAGGATTTGAATTCCAGGTTTCAACCTTTGTGCGAAGTCTACCTTCGGATTTCAGTTTCTCATATCGGTTGGAGGCTTTCTTCTTCCACCACTTAATCAAGTTCTCGGTATGGAACTTTTCATAATTTTGGCCAGGAGTAAGAGTTTCTTGTTCACCCATAATAACTTCACGAGCGTTGCTGAATCCATAGTCAGACATGTAGAAACGTTTTTGTTCAGTCAGATTTTTTGCACTTACAATCGCAGTTTGGAACTCCGCAACCTTGTGAGAAGGTAAGCTTTTTTTGATCACTGAGATCATTTTCTGTTGGGTTTTGAGTTTGCGACTGGATGCGTCTTCCTTCACCAGACTCTTGTCCCCGTTGCGTGCTATGAACCATTTGTTTAACTCCTGAAAAATCTCATCATGTAGGAGAGGCGTGAAATCACTCTGTGTGAGTCCTTTATATCTCATGTATGGTTTGAGACCGTCATACTGCGAGGAGGACTTTGTAGACCCGTAGAGCGACGTTGTTTCAAACAGACAGATGTCTGAGTCATATTTACTATTTAACGTCTCACGGGCGGTGTGAGAACAACACAGGAGCGCCAGGAGTTTACCACCCAGATAGTTGAAACCGAATGGTTGAGTCGGGACAATAATGAATCCCATGATCGCATGACGATTGAATCTTGTCAGTTCAGGAACACTACCCAACCACTCATTGCGAGGTTTACTATTAATAGTAGGAGAACCAAATCTACAGAATCCTAAGATCTTATTTGTGTTCATCTCTTTGACAATCCACTTCAAGGACTTACCAGGAATGGAGTCTTCAATAGCATGAGATGTAGTGACTTGCAATCTCTCGCTAAAGTATTCGTTACTAAAACCACCCTTGACACCTGCAGGATACACTCGGATATCCATGTCTTCGGGGTGCATATCAAATGCGTCAAACATGTCATCCTCTGGACCCATACCCAGAAGAGACGTTTGCATCTGACTCATTCTATCAAGTTTCACATTACGCAAATATTCATCGATACGTCCCATGTTAGAGAAATAATCGATGAATTTGTCTGCTGCGTAAATTGCATCATCAAGTTCTAATTGCATATCAAACAATCAATTTCTTACTCTCAGGAGTAATCAACTTACTCCCAAACATTTCATTATACTTCTTTCCGACATTTTCTTCAACTTCTGCGACGTAAACTACATGTCGCATATCCATTGTAATCTCGGGGTTCTCTTTACTGATGACAGTTGCCCAAGGAGCGAATCCTACATTCTGAGCACTAGGAAGAACCACAAGACCATTCTTCACAGTAATAGTATTATCATCCTGTGAAACTAGTTCTGCAATAATCTCTTCACCAGTAACAATACGAATAAGTTTTACATCAATCATCTTTCTTGTACCTCAACTCGAACGGAATCGTTTTTAATAATATCTACAATGTTCACATATGCCCATGCAGTAAAAACCTGAGGGACAATGAATGCAACCATTGCGACAATCCAGAACCAATAATAATAGTTCTCTTTAGTCTGTGTCCTTTTCTTCTTTTTCATTTGAACTCACACTCCACCATAATTTCAGTCAGTGCTGCGAGAAGGTTTATCTCCTGATCCGCCACAAATGCCACTTGATACTGATACTTAGCAATAACAAGCACAGCAGCAGGAATACTATTCGGAACCAAGGAATCATAACAAGCATCGTAAATACGACGCAGAAGTACAGTAGGATCATTGTCCAGGTTGTTGACACACCATTTACGTACTTCGGAAAAATTCTTTTCCTTGAGGTATTTAACCAACGTGTTAGTGTTGACATCAGAAAACTCCGTCAAAATTGCAGAATCAATCTTCCCACTTGCGGAGTATCTTTGACACTCATTCAACACCCGACGCCAGTCTGGGAAGTGTTTGTTAATAAGTTCTACCAGGACCTTGTTATCATATTCAACACCTTCTGTATCCAGGATTTGTTGGATGCGTCCGAAGAACTTTGCAGCGATGGCTGGTTTTTGTTTACCAGTGATGGAAAAATCAACACAGGCGCATCGACTGTGGAGGGGTTCGATGATCTTGTTTTTGTAGTTACAGGTGAAGATGAATCGACAGTTGTTATAAAACGCCTCAATATTTGCCCGTAGGAGGAGCTGTACGTCGTGGGTTGTGTTGTCAGCCTCGTCAATAATGATGACTTTGTGCTTTGCGTCAGATGCAGATAGTGAGACGGTCGAAGCGAAATTCTTGGCCTGATTCCGTACCGTGTCCAGGAATCGTCCCTCATCAGATCCATTGATGACATAATAGTCTACTCCAAGTTCATGACAAAGAGCCTTTGCAACCGTGGTCTTACCAATACCAGGAGGACCAGAAAGGAGAAGGTTGGGGATCTCTTTCTTATTTAGAAACTCCTGAAACATCTGTTTGGCAGAGTCAGGAAGAATACAATCTTCAATGGTTTGAGGACGATACTTCTCAACCCAAAGAAAGTCAGTTTTGTTCATAATAAATTA